GAGCTTTATCGCTAACCAGATTGTTATTCCAACCCTAAACACACAGTATTCAGGTGACGCAACTCGCGGAAACACTGTCCACATCATCAACGCAACTACTCCAACCATCGTTGACTACAAAGCCGCAGGTCGCTCAATCACCGCTGAGGCCTTGAATGACACCGAGGTTCAGTTGCTACTCAACCAGGAAAAGGCATTTTCTGTAAACGTTGATGACGTTGACAAGGTACAGGCTGCTGGTTCATTCAACGCTTGGACTGATGCCGCTGGTAAGGCCCTAGCCGAGGATGCTGAGACATACCTATTGGCTCAGATGCTTGCTGGCGCTACAAACGGTAACACTGGCGAAGTTGTGGTCGACACATCTGACGAAGCTAAAACCGCAATTCGGTCAATCAGAACTGCGATGGTGACCGCCAAGGTTCCAATGGGCAACCGATACGTTGTTGTAACACCTGACTTCGGAGACCTGCTAATTCAGGGACTATCTGACGTAGCTGCCGCTGGTTCAAGTGAAGAACTACGCAATGGTCAGATCGTTCGACTATATGGCATGAACGTACTCGAATCACCACTATTGGGTACTGACGTTTCAGCTATTGGGTACCACGGCGACACCGTTGCATTCGTGAACCAGATTCAGTCACTAGAGGCTCTGCGTAACCAGACCAAGTTCTCGGACATTGTTCGTGGCTTGAACGTCTACGGCGCAAAGGTTATCAAGTCTGAGGCTGTCATCAAGTACGTCTCATACGTCGCACCTTAATAAGGCTATCCGTCAAGGGGTCAGGGTTCGCTCTGGCCTCTTGGCCAACCCCTAAGAATCTAGAGAGGTCAATATGTCACTGGCAACAATTGCAGAGGTAGAGGCACGCCTAGGGCGAGACCTAACGGTTGCAGAAACCTCCAAGGCTGACGCTTACCTAAAAGATGCTTCGGCCTTGTTTGTTCAAAGATCTATCCAGAAATTTGAGCAGGGTGAAAGCTCTGTCTGGCTCTTTCCTAGGGATGGTGTTGTCAGGCTTGTTCAGCGGCCCGTTATCGATATTACTGAGGTCAAAGACCTTGATGGCAATGAGATTGACTACACATTCGACGGACACCAGAGCATTTATGACCTTGGTTCTTACACTCCGGTAACAGTCACTTATGAGCATGGGTCAACCACAATCCCAGCTGATGTTGTTGCCGTAGTTGCGGGCATGGTGGCCAGAACACTCTCAATCAACCCTGATGCCGCGTCTGGCGTTACACAGCAATCCGTAGGGCCATTCTCTCAGAGCTATGCGGCTTGGGCCGTAGGCGGTCAGGTAATGATGTCCCCAGTAGAAGCCAAGGTTGCGGACTCTTACCGGGGTCTGGCGTTCATTTCAACATCAACTATTGGGAACGGAAACTATGCAGGTAATTACCCAAATCAGACAAGTTTCGGACGGCGTTGATTCCTACGGCGAGCCGATAACCACAACCACCGAGACCGAGCTTTTCGCAAAGGTAGCCGCTAGGACAGGATCTAAAACAATTGGATTGGCAGAAGTAACGGTCACATCTGGTTTGACTGTCTATCTTGATGCTGGCGTAGATGTCCAAAATGACGATGTTTTTATTTATCTAACTGAGCGCTATCTCTTAGACGGCGAATCATTCAACTGGGTTAGTGGGCTTGGCTCATGGACTCCCGGCACCGTAATAGATCTGCAAAAAGAAACCAATGGCTAGTAAGATCCGCGGCGGCGGCAAGGTTGAGCTAAACCGAAAAGGCATGAGAGAGCTTCTAAAGTCCCAGCCAATAAGAGCCGACCTAGTAATGCGGATGATAAAAGTCCAAGCCGCGCTGCCAGGCTCAAAGCTTGAAGCGCTAGAGAGCAGAACTCGCATCAGGGTCAAGGTTCTCAGAGGCTCAGATTTTGATGAAGCTAACACTGGCGACCTTTCCAGAGCGCTTGATTTAGCTGGTGGCCGACGTGGGACTAAGACCAAAAACCAAATTGGAAAACGTAGGGCGAAAGGCTAAAGGGCATGGGCGATGCAGTTATTTTCAGTGACCTTATGGCTCACTTGGTATCACGGCTAAACACCCTTCTAGCGGCACAGAATCGGACAGATGTTCGAGTAGCCATTAGAGCCGACGAAAGCCCTGCACAAGTCATTCTGAGGCGTGACGGGGGTAACACAGTTGGCAAGACCCTAATGGACTCCGCAATTGGAGTCAACATCTATGAGGCGAGCTACGGAAAAGCCGAAACATTGGCCTTGCTAGTCTCAGCACTTTTTGACGACTTGCCTGATGGAGAACCCATCACGGCGACATCTGTTCAGTCCTCCATTCAGGATGTGACAGACCTCAAGGGAGAGCGTAGATTTATGCGCTTTTCTATAACTCACCGGGGCGAAAGCCTCACAACTAGTTAGGACATCATGTCACTTGATTCAGACAACGTAAGAGTCGCAGTCAGCGGCGCTGTTTACGTCGCACCAACTGGCTCCACCGGACCAACCGACTCAGGAACCGCGCTAGACGCTGCGTTCCTAGATCTTGGTTATGTAAGTTCCGACGGAATTTCAGAAACAATAGATCGCACAACCGCACAGATTAGAGCATGGCAGAACGGCTCTCTAGTTCGTGAAGTCACTTCTGAGGGAACCTACTCAGTAACACTTACCTTCCTTGAAACCAGCCTGAACGTTCTTGAGTTGTATTACGGCTCAGAGGTTGCAGACGGCGTTCTATCTGGCGACCCAACTGCAACAGGTGGCCGTCAGTCATTCGTCATCGACGTTGTAGACGGTTCAATTGTTGAGCGTACATACATCCCAGCGGGTGAAGTCACATCAGTCGGCGAGCGCACTTTGGCTTCAGGCGATGCTATCGGCTACATGGTTTCGATCACAGCCTACGCAGATACAGACAACACCACGTTCAAGAAGTTCTTTAGCACGCTAGAGCCTGTTTAAGCGCTAAAGGCAATCAACACATCCCTATCGGCTTCAATGCGGCGGCTGTTAGGGATTACGGCAGGGGAGGGAGCAATCCCTTCTCTGTCTAGCCGCAATAACTGACCAACAGAAAGCCGCAAACATGAGCGTAATAAAGCTAAAGTCAAAGACCAAGAAGCCTCAACTCAAAGTTGACTATGAGGGAACCACTTACACACTGCCCGGCCACGTCAACGCGACAATGGTTGAAGCTTTATTGAAGCCTAAAAATGATGATGGCACCGAGAGGCTGCTTGTGACCTTTTTGGAAACCGTTGTCCCTAAAGATTTTAAGAACGTACTAGCCGAACCAGACCTAGGTGAACTTCTCAACCTATGGTTAGGACACATAAACGGCCCAAAAGAATCTGGCTCCAAGAGTTAGTAGACAAGCACGAAGCTGAGTTGGTCTATGACCTTAGAAAACTGGGAATCAACCCGGCAAAGGTAGACCTAGACGAGCTAATTCTGATTGTCGATATGCTTTTACGTGACCCAAATTCTTGGACACACACCGCCGTAGCTAACTGGAAACATCCAATTAGCCATGAGTGGAGTGTCTTAGTTGCCACGTATGACCTATTGGCTCAAGTCCATTCAAAAAGAAAACCAAAACCTTATACCCGACCTTGGCCAGATCCAAACGTCAAGGCAAAAGGGAAGCCACACAAGGATGCCAGATCAATTCTCAAAAAAGCTAGAGATGGAGAACTTCAATGGCGGAGCAAAGCTCAGTAGAGGCTATGCGTCAGTGTTCAAGGTGCAAAACAACTTCAACTAAAGACGGGATCGGATTATGAGCGAACAAGCTTATGCGTATGTAACATTGATCCCGGTAGCCAAGGGCTTCCAAAAAGAACTGGCCAAAGAACTTGGTGGAGTTGAAAAGCTAGGATCCAAAACTGGCAAGGACTTTTCTAAGGGCTTTAGCAAGGCGGCTGACAAGTTATCTACTGGCATTATTGCAGGCTTTGCCGCCGCCGCAGCTGGTGCTGGGCTGTTGCTCAAGAGTTCGATTAGCCAAGCATCAGACCTTGAAGAATCTCTCAACGCTTTATCAGTTGCCTACGGTGAGTCCAGCAACGCTATTGTCAAGCTTGGCGAGGATTCAGCTTCTAGACTGGGTGTTACTCAGTCTGCATTCAATGCTTCAGCCGTTAGGTTCTCAGCGTTCGCAGAGCGCATTGTTGGAGCTGGTGGCGACGTTGCTGGCTTTGTTGACAACATAACCACTAGGGCTTCAGACTTTGCATCGGTTTTCAACATTGACGTGTCCGAGGCGTTGCAGGTGTTCCAGTCCGGTCTCTCGGGTGAAGCTGAACCGCTAAAGCGTTTTGGTATAAACTTGCTAGACACGGAAGTCACCGCTTATGGGTTGGCTAATGGAATTGGTGAAGTTGGCACAGCTCTTACTGAGACAGAAAAGACTCAGGCTCGCTATGGGTTGCTACTGCAAGAGACCGCCAAGACACAGGGCGACTTTGCAAACACCTCAGACGGCCTAGCCAACTCTCAGCGAATTTTGAGTGCTGAGTTTACCGACCTACAAGCCCAGCTTGGTACGGCATTGCTTCCAGTAATGGCAGAGGTGGTCAATCAGGTAAAGGACAACCTACTCCCAATCTTCGAGCGTCTGGGTGACTGGCTAGACTCACCAGAGGGAGTGCAAGCAATTGACGACTTTAGCGATGCAATGTCCAACAGCGTTGGTTTTATTGTGGACACCACCACCGCACTAGTCGACAACTTTGATGCTGTCAAAAATGTTGGCGGTGCTTTAATAGTCTCGGCAGTTGGTTGGAAAACCTTTAGGGTAGCAACAAACTTGGCCACAATTGAACAAGTCAAATTC